TTACTCTCCGTTTTTGCCCGTATCCTGGTCCGGCTTTTCCGCCCGCGCCTTGGCCTGAGCCTTGCGCCGGGCCATGTTTGCCTTGAGCGCTGCCTTCAGCCGGTCTTCGCGCGATGCCGCTGACCTGTCGTTTTTCGGTGTTTTCTTTTCCGCCATAAGACTTCTGTAACTGAGTGGGAAAAAACCGTCCAGAATGCTCTTGCGCCCCTCAGCGTTTATGCCTAAAAGCCCCTCACCGGCGCTGCTGTAGCTCAGAGGTAGAGCACTCCCTTGGTAAGGGAGAGGTCGAGAGTTCAATTCTCTCCAGCAGCACCATCTTTCACCAGATAAGTTACTGAAAACAAGCACACTTTTTGTGTTGCTGCACTCACAAGCACACCAAACCTTTTAAGGTTCACTGCATACCTTTAGTGTTTACGTCCGTTCATTTCCCGTTTTTCCCGGGCAAAATCCGGGAAGCGTGTTCGCGCAGTGTTCTGCCAAAAAGAAAGGATTCGCGCGCCTAGCCGTGGCGGTCAAAGGCACCGGCCAATACCAGCCGATTCCCTATCTCGCTGGCGAGCCTCGCCACCTCACCCGAAAGCGCTGCCTCAGGCCCGTTGTTGTCAACGATCCAATCAGCATCAGCAGCGGTCAACTCCATGGATCCAGGCGGTTCCAGCGGCAGGCGATCCGCCGCATCGACCCAAATCACCATATCGAACAGATGCCGCGAGCGCTCAAACTCACCTCGGCGGCGCATCCCTGTGTAAATGTCGTGATGCTCAAGGATCTGCTCCGCCAGCATCGGGCCAGGACGGTGATTGTAAGCCGCAATCGCATGAAACCACAGCTCACGGTGATTTGCCCGATCTGCAAAGCACGCGCGCCAATCCGGGTAAACATCCCGCAGCAGCGGGAACACCGCCTTCTGCGCAGCAAACTCCGAGCTGGACACAGTGCGCATTCCGTATTTCTCGGATAACAGCTCGCCAACGCTATCCTTGCCGTGGCGGCCATGCCCGATGATCAGCAGGCGCGCCGACTTGCCTAGATCTAACTCAAACGGCGACACACCGGACCCATCGCACACACTGCACTCATCAAGCCCTAGGAAAGCCCAATCATGGCAGCCGTGGCCGCCGCAATTTCGGCACTTAGAATTTGCCATCACAAACCCCCTTCACGATTTCATGAAATTTCTCAGCAAACCCCAGATCCGAGGCTTGCGCGCAAAGGCGCTCGAACATTGCGCCCCAAGCCTGATTGCGCCCCACATAATCAGGGCGATACACCACCGCCCAAAGGTAGGCATCCAGCCCATCGCAAAGCTTCAATAGCGCGGCGAGATCCTGCGGCAGATCAGGGAAATCAAACCCCATCACTGCAAGCGCCTCAGCCTCAAGTGCTTCAAACTCTGCATAGAGGTCTGGATTGCGGCGCTTGACTGGGGATGCCAGATCCCCAACCGCATTTTCACCCAGGTCATGCACAACAGCAGCCCGCAGCAGCTCGGCAGGCGCATCAGGCATGAATTGCAAGATCAGGATTGCAACCCGTGCAGAATGACCATCCACACGATCCCCAGACGCCGCAAAGAGCGGGTTTGTGTGCCAGCGGTGAGTTGAACCGGCAAGCCAAGGCGAAACACTCATGCCCGCCACCTCGCGTCCGGCGCCTGATTGATCAGAGCGCGCTTACCATTGGCGTAGGTGATCACATGTGCGCGCTGCCAGCTCGACGGGCCACTGTTGTAGCCTTGATCCAGATCGCCGGTCATGCCCGCGATATAGACGCCATCCAGGATCTGCGGGCTGTGCTTGTCGGCAATCGTAAGCCGCGTGCCCATCTTTGCCAGTCCTACCGCAGTGCCGCGCGAACCGTTTGGCCCCTGATGACCATGCATCCCGCATTCAATGCCGCCGCTATCCTGACAGATCACGAAAGATCCGCCCATTGGCACAAAATCGATCCCCTCAAGCTGGCGCGGATCCTCATTTTTGAGCGCCCACCGGCAGAGGTTGAAACCCTCCCGTTCATCACGGATCGCCCGGAGCAATTCAAGATTGCACTCATGCCAATATTCGGCGTTGCCCGTGTCCATCCGGTCAACATCCTTGCGCGCCCACTGCATCAGGCGATCATCGTGGTTGCTTTCGATCATGACCGTGCGACAGGTTTCCCGCTCGATCTGGCGCAGGAACCGGGCGCCCTCACGCACCTGCCAGCGAATACCGGAATGGCCGGCAGCCTGCATCCGGGCGCGATGGATCGGATCGCCGTCCACATGGCGCGAAGCCATCTCGAACGACATAAGATCATGAATGAACTGATATTCCGGGCGCAGGGCGTCAATCAGACTTGCGCCATGCCGCCCCCAAAGCGCTTGAAACACATCCTCTGCAAGGCTTGGGATGTGAATATCCCCGAACGTCACCGCCTTGACGCGGTTTCCTGTGCTGATCCGCCCGCTTCGGACGATCACGTCAAGATCCTGAAACGCCCCGTCAGAGGTGGCGCTGATCTGGCGGCACCAAGCGTTACCACGATCATCAGCCTCAACCAGGGTTGCGCCTAGAACATGGTGAAACTCAGCCTTTAAGCCCGCTTTTTTCTTGACGTAGTTCGGAACCGTGCAGGCCCCGGTTGTCATGACCGATGGCACGAATTTTCCGGGCATGGCAGGAACGCTTTCAAAGGCAAGCTTAGCGTGCGGGAAAACTGCCGTGCGCCCCTGCGCGTAGGTGGTCAGACCGCTTAGCGGGCGCACGGCTGTTGGCAGGGTATTCATTTCCGCGCAGAACAGCACCGGCCCGCAGTCATAGGGGTCAAACCGAATAAACGGCTCCACCTCGCGCGCAAACTGCGCATTGCGGGTCTGGTGATCGGAAAACAGCGCGTGATTGTAGGTGAACCCCCCAACAACCACCTCTGCGCCGATGTGGCGGCCATATGCCTGCAGGTTGGACCAAAAGCGCAGATGCACATCTGTATCATCCTGCGCCGAGGTCAGCAGCCAGCGGCGCACCTCGCCTTTGCGGAAAACCGCAGCAGGCGCCCCAGGCTTGGCGAACAGATCCCAATCCGGCAGGAAATGCTCATCGCCGCGGGCCTCAGCCGCAGCTTGAACTTGCAGGAAGGATCTAACCATCCGCTCGCTTGTCTTATAACCCCGCTCTGTGAGCCTGCGCGCCGCCTCGACAACAGAGGATCCTTTACCGCCGCGCGGATCCCGGAATGGGTCAAACCCATCCCTCAGCACCGCCTCAAGCGCATCCTTGATGCGCTGCGCCCGCGCCGGATCCTTGGCGCCAGTTTTGCGTTTACTACTCATATTGGGGTTTCCCCTCTTTTCCCTTCAAGCGCCGGATGCGGTCATAGTGCTGCGAGGCATCAACGAGTGCTTGAATGATCAGATCATTGCGCGGCGCGGCCTCAATCTCAGCCGCAAGATCGCGCTTGAATTTCGCCGTGTACTGCGGCGGTTCAGGCACCGCCGAGGCATCAAAGACAGCCCGGCCCGGCTCGCCGCAGGCAGTCAAGAAACTCAGCGCCAGCAGGGCGAGGCCCAGGCGCAGCCCGTTTGATTGCATTTTTCACCTCTTGAGTTTGCTGCACGTCCAAATCGCGGCGCGCATCAACCGCCGCGTCTGTCCGCAGGCGATCCACGGCACCCCACAGAAGGGCAGAAAGGATCAGGCCACCCGCCGCCGCCAAGAGTGCCGCCCTGATCGCAGGGCGCGCGCTAAGGGCGACCAAAGCCGCCCCGATCATGACTGCACCGCCCACCAGGGGCGATGCGGCCCAAGAGATTGCACGCAAAGGCGGTGTTCGGCCTCGCGCCGGTTGGTGAGGCCGGGGATCTGTTGCAGCTTGCCGCGGATCCGGCCCTTATCCCAGCGCAGCAGCTCATCACAGGCACCGCGCAGATCTCCGGCATTGGCTTTGCGCACCAGAGTTGACCGGCAGGCCGCACCGGTTCCAACGTTGTAAGACCAGCTCAGGAATGCAACCGCAGCCCCCTCCGGCAGCTCAGCCTTGAGGCATTTACCCAGCTTACCGGCAAACTGCTGCAGCTCTGCGCGCAGCAACTCATCGCATTCCGCCGGAGTGTAAGTATCGCCGGGTTTTACCCCCAAGGTGTGACCATAACAGACCGTAGGCACCCCGACGGCATCAATGTAAGTGGATGTGCGCAACCCCTCCCGAGGCGCCACAAAGGCCGCAGAACTTGCGACCGCGCCTGCCGCCATCGCCGCCAAGACACCGCGCCGCACAGCACCCGATACATCGCTGCGGAACTTGCGCAGCAGCTCCGAAATTGCGGCCTGCTGGACGATACGGGCAACCGGGCCTAGCGCGGAAGCCGCTGCCGCAAGGATCGAAAAGTGAACCGCCTTCATGCCCAGCATTTCAGCATCCACGATGCCGACAAGCACGGCAGCAATAGAGAGAAGCGTTGAAATCGCCAGGAGGTGAACAGACCAAGCCCCCAGCAATACGGATTTCCAGTTTTCTACGAGTTTCATTTTCGCATTCCTCAAATAGAAAAGCCCGCCGAATGGCGGGCAAACAACAGAAGCCAAAGCGCAGAATGTCAGAAGCGCTCAGTAATACTTTGATAGAAGGTCACGCCGCCATTGCGGCATCAAACGCAGCCCGCACAGCAAACCCGGCCAGATCCGCGTCGCTGAGTGCGGCGATCTGCGTCTCCACGGCTTCCTCCGCATCAAAGCAGCTCTGCACATGGGCCGCGACGGCAGCGGTGATCTGTTCCAGGTCCGCGCGCGTCAGCTTGATCCAGCCATCGGGGCCTTCCAGGAGAACGGCTCGCTCTTGATGCCCAGTTGCAGAGCAAACAGCGCCTCAGTGAGGTCTTCGCGGGTTGTGCGGTCCGTGCGGGCGTGGAACCCGCTGGGCAGCGTGATGCCGCCGTTTTGGATCTGCCACCGGGTGTCGGCCAGATTATCCAGGAGCGCTGCGCGGGCCTCTGCGGCGACCAGCTCAGCCGTGGTGATTTTCAGGGAAAACGTCATGCTTCAACCTCGCTGATCAGAGGCTTACGGACAATCGGATCAGGCACCGCGCCGATGATGACCATGAAGGCAGGCGGGACAGCGGGCTGGTGCGGCTCTGCGGTTGCCTCGAAAAAGAACCACCGCAGCTGAACATGCAGCTCGCCATTGATCCGCTCGATGCGCCCTATGAACGGATGGCTTTCGCCTTCCGGTTCGGCAAAGCCGCCATCGGGCACATCGGACAGATCAAAGGACACGCCGCCCACAGTGATCACATCGCCGCTCACATTGGCGCTGGTTTCAGATTGGCCGGGAGGACCGGCCACACAGATGCAGGTTACTTTCATGATGATCTCCTTTAATACCAGCGGCCTTCGGCCCTGAGGCTGCAAGGCGTTGCAGTTCGCACGCCCGCAGTGTCGTGCGCGTTCCAGGACACGGCCAAAACAGACGGCGCCCGTGCGCCACCAATGATGGCATTTGCAGAGGACCGGGCAGTGATATGAACGGTAAGATTTGTCGTCGTAGAGAAAGCTGCTGGGAAGTCCCAAACAGAGTCAGCGCCACTGTCCGCAGTGATGGCTTTAGTGCAGATCTGCGTCCCATCGGGGAAGCGCACATACTCGCCATTGGGGCCGCTGCCGCGCTTGGGGATTAGGCTGATCCAATCATGCCAAGCTCCGCCGTCCTTGATCCGCGTGAACATCTTACCGCTGGAATGCGCGATCAGGATTTGCGCCGCATTGTCGGCGTTGTACTGGAATTGAAGGAGACAGGAGCCGGAAGAAAACGCCTCGCCTGCTGGCAGGGTGGAATTTCCCAACACCGCGGAGGTCAGAAAGTAGGATCCGGATGTAGCGATGTCATCAATGTTGTCGTTCGGGACCGGGGCGCCCTTGTCGCCCCAACCGAAGGCGTTTGTCAGTAGCAGCTTGTCTGCTGTGGCATCCGTCGCGCTGGACTGCACCGCCGCGCCGCTGGCCACGCCGCCCTTAAGAAGAAGTTGCCAAACATCCCCAGCCTTCAAGCCGATCTCATTTGCGGACGGATTTCCAAGCCCGGTATCCTGATCCGCCAAGAAACGGATCAGACCAGCGAACATTCCCTGCCCAGGACCATCATAAACACCCTGAAAATTGCCAATCAGGGTTTGCAGCGATACTGTCAGATCTGCGGCAAGCGAGCTTGTCGGCATTGCAGCATAAGACTGCGCTGCAGCCGTGGCCCCCATATAGTCAGACGCCAATGTAATCTGCGTTGCGCTATCAACGGTCAGGATCTCATAAACCCGGCCATCCGGGCCGACAAAGGCCCATCCGGTTTGCAGGCTGCCAAACCAGCTTGTGCCGGTCCCCGCAACGGTAGAGCTTCCATTTGACACGCTTACCGTGCCCGATTTCACCCAAGCCATTCGATTTTCCTCATGTTACTTGGAACACTGTCCATTCAATTTTCGGGTTGCTGAAATAGACGCCCCCGATGGCTTCAAGGTCGATTGCCAGAAACACCCGCTGATCATTTCCGGTCGCCCAATAGGGGTTCACCAACACCGCCGGATCTTTGCGCCAGGACGCGGCTGGATCCGGGTTTGCGCCGCCAAATCCGTTCCAGCGGGCGCCGGGCTGGATTGAAGCGTTGAGCGTCCAAAAGGTGTTATTCGGATCAAGACCACCCGGCGCTGTTGCACCGGATGTGATCGCTGCAGCCGCCACAAGAGCGACATTGCTGGCCTGCCAAACATCGGACTTACCAACCCGGATCCCGGTGTTCACAAAGGCCCATCGGGATCCGCCGTGCACATCCCCGGAAACGCTAAATGAACCTTGAGCAAGGATCATAGGACGGGAAGTAATCAGCCCCGCCGCTTTGATCTGTCCGGTATCAAAGTTGATCTTTATTCCAGCGATTGGAATGCCATTGGCATCCTGCGCATAGTCGTCGCTCTTGATCACATTTGCGATCTCAGCGCGCCCGATGGATGCCGCCCCAAGATAGGCATTGTCCATATAGACGCCCGCCGGGTACACACGGCCATTGATCGTGCGGGCCTCAGTGTAAACCGTGAATGGCACCGTTTCGTTTGATCCATCCGGCGAGACGATTGCGAACATGTCAGCCTGAAACGCAATCCGTGCAATCGGTGCATCGTCCTCGTCGAGTTCAGAGCGCACCACCATGCCCGCAACACGGTTTCCGCTGACAACCTTCAAGGTTTTCTCAGCCATCACCCCGTCAACGCTCTGCGCAACCTCTTCCACACTGGCCGTGTTCTCGCCCACCGTGGTTGCAATTGTGGTGATCGCTTGCGCCTGACTGTTAACGGCATCCTCCGTGCCTGAAACCCGCGTATCAAGAGACTGGACCGCCTCAGCATTACCGGCGGTCCCGCCTTCCGCTGTTTCCAGACGAGCAGACAGGCTTACAATGCTTTGGCTTTGGCTGGTGATAGCACCCTCAGCATCCGTCACCCGCGTTGCAAGTTGCGAATGCGCCTCAGCACCTCCTGCAATCCCGCTTTCCGCAGATGTAACACGGCCTTGCAGGGTCAGAACATCAAAAGACAACGCCTCATACGCGGTCGCCCGAACACTCCGCTCAGCCTCAATCAGGGCGTTCGCACCTCCAATCGCAGCCCCAAAGCAGTTGTGATTTTCGCCATTGCGGCACGGTCATCATCCACTTTCGCCCGCATGTCCTGCATGGCATAGCCAAGATCCGTCTTTGCGGCTTCCCGGTTGTCATGGGCCTGCAGTAGCTGCTTCAATGTGCCGACAGAAGCAGCATCCTGCCCATCCAAAAGATACCGGCCATCCGCCACAGCCTGCGAGATCGAAGGACCATCAAAGGCGCTGATCTGCACCTCTGCAGTCTGCACCCTGCCCTGCAGGTCGCTGAAATCGCTTTGATCCGCTTTCAGCTCAATTTTCGCTTTAACCGCATCAACCGCAACCTCTGCAACCGAAAGCCGGGCACCAATCCCATCAACAACGGTTTGCGAAGCCTTCAAGGCAAGGGCCGCCTCTGCCGCATTCAGATCAATCGCCACCTGATTAACTTGAAGCTGCAGGCCCTCAAACAGAGGGAACTGACCGGGATCGGTTAACGCAACCGATATCTGCTGATTGACGTAGGCTTGCGTTGCGGACAGGCTCAAGATCGCCTCCGCAGCACTCACGCGAACCTCAACCTCGCTGACCCGCTGCGCCTCCGCCTCAAGCCCATATATGCGGATATTGCCGGTTTCGGGATCCTTCACAATACCCGCATCAGAAAGGCGGCTATCCACATCCGAAAGATGGCGAACCGCCCAAAGCACGTGCCCATTGATTACGCCCAGAGCCTCCGCAACCGTGCGCTGTTCGACCGCCTGCAATTCCAGATCACGGCGCAGCGGCGCGATATGCTGAACCTCAAAATCCGCATCAAGCGATGCCGCAACCGCCGCCGCATCATCCGCAAGATCCTGCCGGGCATCATCCGAGAGATCTGAAGCTGAAACACCCACATCGCTCGCCGTAACAGGTATCCAACCTGTCCAGATCACAGGGCGATGACTGCCGGGGATGTACTTGGCGCGCGCCTCATAGGCTTCACCCCGCACGATACCCTCAGTCACCGGCAAACTGCCGTCGCTGAAATCCCGCGTTTGAACACGGGCAACAACCACTTCAGTTGCGGCAAGCCGCACCTGAAACCGGATGCCTGCCACATCCTCAACCGCAGGATCCCATTGCATCAACAGGCCAGTGCCCCGCGCCGCACCCGATCCATCCTGAACACCGCCCTGAGCCGGATCAAATCCCTTAACTGTTTGCGGGACCGGCGCCACCGGCACAATCGGCGCAGGGGTTACATCGGTGTAATCGGTTGACGGTTCCCAATTGCCGTGATCCGCGGGATCAACTTCCGTAATGTCAACAATCAGATCCGCATTCGGCAGATCAATGATCCCATCCACCCGGAACAGCTTGTCAACAAAGCCGTTCCGCACACTGGTGAAAGTCAGGGTATCGCCCGGTTCCAGCAGGCGAAAGCGCGGCAGCAGCGTGAACGAATGCCGCCGGGCACGCCGGGCCGCTTCCAGCTCACCTTTCACGAGCCGTTGCGCCTGCGCCGGGAAGGGCACCAAAGAAAGCTGCACATTTGCCAGCAGCCGCCGCCCGCCGTCCTCAGCCTCATATTCCGCGCTGTAGAGCGGCGGGGTAGACCGAAGCGCAAAAACCTCATCAGGCGACGGGTAGGATGCTGTAATGCCATTGACCGTTTCCGCCAACCCAAGGAACGGGGTAAAGCTCTGCGGCGCCAAACTCGAAATATCCCCATCCTCAATATGAGCAACAGGGGCATCCGGGGCGCCAACGTAGATTTTGTAGACCCCGCCCATCTCACTCATGCGGCCCGAACAGGAAGTAAGAACCGCCTCAAAGGTCGCGCCCAACTCGCTATTCACACGGACTTCACCCGCGCAGCGGTAAGCCGGTTCCAAACCCGAGCCGCTTTCAATCAGGTTCCGGCACTTCGCGATCTGAGCGATCCAGTGCGCCGCGGGTAAGCGGGCGCCCGTTACTCCCTGCATTCCGTAGAGCCACTGAGGCTCTACCGAAGACGGCGCAACATCCGCCTGATAGGAGATCCCCCCTGCGCGGCCTGCGCTACCGTTCCCGGAACCACCCGCACCAACTGAAACCTCAAGTGACGGTTCAGACAGACCGGAAATATCAAAATCCTTCACGGACAGATATTCACCGGCAGATCCACCGGCTTCCCCACTCACGGGGGGCAGATCCTTTTCCTTGTAACCACGAACCCCGCGGCCACCATCTCCGCGAGGCGAAAGCGCAGAAACCTCGCCAGACGGCTGATAGACAATTCCACTTGCCGCAGCACCCGCAGCACCGCCCTGCGCGGCCCATTGCTGCACCACAGCCGAACCATCCTTGAGCGTGACCGTTGTTGCACCACCTGCAGAGGCGGCAGCGCCGCCGCCACCGCCGCCGCCAACAATTTCAAAAGACAGTTTGGAAGCACCCGCATCCAGCTCAACAGTGCCATTTTCATCCAAGGCACCGCTCAGGATACTGCGCTCAAAATAGATACCCCGCGCAAGGTTGTACGCTTGGACGGCAGGCAGCGCGTCACCATCGCCCCCCCAAGTCGATTGATCATCCCAGCGGTGCGACCCGGATCCGCCCGCGGTGCTATCCTTGGACACGTCATAAAGCCTGACACCATCCAGCTCAAAAAATGACTCTGGCAAGCCGGAAAACAGCTCATTGTTGATCGCAAATGTCACCACCGCATAGGCAACGCCAACACCTATCCGGCTGCGGGAATAACGGCGCGATCCACGGGCAGAAACAACATCCGTAAGGAATGGATCCGCCTCTGTTTGTGTCCCGTCATAAAACCGGATCCACGCATGGTCCCACCCATCAACACGGTATTCGACTGCAGCAAGCCCCGGATCCGCCCCGGTATCCTCAAGAGTTACGGGCTGACCATCCACGAACCAGCGCCGCAAATCGGAAACTGGAAAATCCGCCAGGGCAATGACCTGTGTGTAATAGAAATTGGGGGTACTTCCCTCCTGACCCCATTCGGTATGCCAAGTCAGGGATCCGGCAGTTCCACCCGGCCCGATCACAAAGGACCGGGGCACTTGCCCGCCAGCCCTGAGGGTTCCTTGAATTGGAAAGTTATCCGGGCCGCTATCCTTGCCCGCCAGCGCCGCAGCTACCGCCGAGGTGCCAAAACTGACCGCCGCTTGCAGCAGGAAACTACCAACCGCAACCGATACGCCACCTACAGTGACAGTCCACGTTGCAACCGCGCTAACGGCGGCAGCAATGGAAGAAAAAACCGCCATGACTTACCCCAGAATTTTGAGAAACTTTGCCTCCACCGGCTTGAAACCCGCAGCCCCAAAGAACCGCGCAACACGCGGATCATTCAGGGCCGCCAGCCCGGCGGCATCGCAACGCTGGTTGCGCGCCCAATCCTCATAGGCCGCAAGCATCCGCCGCGCAGCGGATCCGCGGTGCTGCGGATCCACCCAAAAAATCACCTCCTGAGCCAGCCGCACAGGGGCCAGCGGAGAAATGGACCAAGACGCCGCCAGAACGCCCCGCAGGACGCCGGAAACCTCCAGAACAAGGCAGAGCTTGTCAGGGTCTTCAATAAACCGCTGAGCGGCCTGAGAGGCGTGCGCGGGATTGAACGGAAACGGGATCCCCGCTGCCGCGTGAAAATCACGCGCCAGCTTCAAAACCCCAAACCGCTCCCTCCAGCGCGCGGGACGAACCAGAACCGGCCCGCTCATTCCTCAACCCCCACCGCCTTGATCCGGCGAGGACCACCCCAAAAGATCTTGATCTTATCGACCTGCGCCACATCCTTGAAAAAGTCATCGCCGGGTGCGCGGATCTGCTGGCTTTCATGTGAACGCACATCCGAGTTGGAGCGCGTCAGCTCTTGCGAGGTAGACACGCATTCAAGCGTGATCTCACCAGCCTCGCCCTCTGCTGGCGTATCCACAGGAGCGCCATCGACATACCCCACAAAACGCACGTCAGCAGGTTCAAGCATCCGCATGGTTGCCGGATCAAACTCACCACGCCAAACCACAACATCAGCCTGCCGCAGATCATACTTGCGCAGCAGCTCATTAATTCGGTCTTCCAACTGCGAAAACTGAATAGACAGGGTTTGCACTGTCAGATTGGACACCATCGGAATAGGATCCATCGCGATCAGCGCGCCAACGCCCTTGAAATCATACGAGACCGCCAGACGGGTTTCCGGGTCGATCACCGGGAAATTCACATCGCCAAGATCCGACCAAAAGCACTCAGAAACAGGCGCGCCATTATCCCGGCGCCGCGCCGTGATACGCAAAAAATCGCGCACAACAAGTGTACGCCCCTCAAGCAAGGCTTGAGTGGCCGCAGGAATGTCCCGTGCCATGTTGCACCTCAATTGTTCAGAGTTGAGTTAGAAGATCTGCACAGCCGAAAAGCTGTTTGAGCTGGCCACCATATCCACGGCAGCGGGTTCCGGCGGCGAACCGGTCAGGCTCATTTCACAAGACGGCTTTTTGAGCGTCACAGCGTCACCAACCGCCGCCCCAGGCCGAACCCAGGGCGAGACAGTCAAAGGGATCTCCCCGGAAGCATCGGCCACCCCGCCCACCGTCACAATATGCAGGGCACGGGAAGGCTTGGCGCCGAAGGAAAACCCCAGATAGTCGCCCGCGCTCAGCGTGAAGCCCTGCGGAAGCCCGCCAAGCGTCAAGTGATAGGCACTTCCAGCATCCAGCGCCGCAATCTGTGCCGTATCATCAAAATCACCATCCGCATGTGCGGACGGAAATGGGCGACGAGTGTCGTAAGCGAGGAAAGATCCCACAGATCCGTTAAGAGAGATCAGGGCCGCCTCTATCGCCTGCGCATCACGAAAATGCGCAGGCGCCGTGGTATAGCTGGCCGCCCATAGGGGCGAGCCGAGATCTTTGGCCTGCGAGGACGCGCCTGCGGTGCGGCTCAATTCCTGCCGCAAGAGCGGCCAGAATTTCGCGGTCCTAACCTTGCATAGGTCGAAAATGTCAGCGCGAGGGAAAACAATCACCTTAACTTTCTCCCCTTTTGGCCGAGCTGCACCGCCTGCAAAACCTTGGCGTTGAAACGCACAGCATCCTCTGCCAGCCGCCCCTCCAATTCCTGCACCGCTGCCAATGAAGCGCCTTTTGCATCAATTTGGGGCGCATAGGTGAAACCACCGCCGCCGCCGCCAAACGCGCCCTCAAGGCGGTTATTCGGAATGACCTGCGCACCCCTTGGAAGATTGACCACTTCCGGCCCGCGCTCACCAACCCATGACAGGCCGCCTCGCCAGTTATCGGTTCCGAGGGCGTTTTTGCCGATGAGCGGGGCACTCAACCAATCGTCACCACCAAGGATCTTTGAAATCCCTCTGACAGCAAAAATCTTGACCAGCTCAACCGCAAATTGGCGTAAGGCATCTGTTCCGCTATCAATCCGGTCAATCAGCGATCCGATGGCCGAGTTAACATCATCAGACATTGTTCCGGCAGCGTCTCCGCCTTCCTGCAACCTTTTCAGAAGCTCTGAGAGGCTTGAACTCGCTGCGCCCGACTTTTCCGGGGTTTCCCCAAGGGATTTATTGAGCTGGTCAAGCCGCAGGTTGTATTCGTCCTGATCAATCACACCCTTTTTCAAGGCTGCGTTCAGAACAGCCATACCCTCCGCCAAACGCTTTGCTTTGGCCGCTGCGGGGTCGATTACCCCAAGCAATCTTTCCAATGCCTCACGGGACTTATCTGCGGCAAGCGGATCAGTACCGCCACCGCCCTCACCTTCGCCCAAGGCACCGCCGCGCTCGCCACGTCCAGGAAATTTCCTTTGATAAATTCCCTGCAACGATTGCCCCAAACGCTTTTTATGCGCTGAAAGACTCTCAATTTTTTCCCGGTAGTACTGATCAATATCTGCAAGTTCCTGCTTTGCGTTCTCAAATTCCTCAGGTAGCCCCACCAACTGAGTAAAGTGCGCCCCCTCTTTCATTTGAGCGGTAGCAAGAGCGCCTTCTGCCTGAGCGCGTGCAAGGGCATATTCCGCCTCAGCGGCACGCAAAGCTGCATCAGCCTGCTCAATATGTTTGCCCGTCAACGCTACCGCCGCATCCACCGCCTTGCCACTGGATGTATCCAAGCCATCTAACGCCACAGACAATTGGCGCTCTGCCTCTGAGGCATCATAGGCAGCAGTTTCCGCATCCCCCAACCGGGTAGACAGCAAAAACACCCCGCCCGAAACAGCCGCAATAGCAAGCCCGATAGGCCCGGAAAAGAACGCCATGGCGCCGCCGAGCGCTATCATCGCCACCCCGGCAAGCTCTGCGTTTTCGGCCAGGGCAACCGAAGCATCTGCCGCCAGGGCGATGCCGCGCGCGATGGTGGATCCAAACAGCGCCGCCGCCTCAACAAAGGCCGGGTTCAAAATGGCAGTCGCAAGATCGGAAAACGCGGATACCAGGGCCGCAACCGACGTTTGCAAAGGGCCGCCCGCAACACTGGCATTCTGAAAATCTAATGCAAGCTGCTGCAAAATCGGGGCAAGCCCAACTGCAAGCTGATTGCGAAGCCCTTCCATAACAAAGGAAATCTTTGACAGCGCATCATTGGCACTTTCAACGCCAGCAGCGGCATCCTCACTCAGGCTGATCCCGAATTTCTGGACCTCATCGCGGGCGGAGCGAATAGCGCCGGACCCCTGCAGCATCACAAGCGCCATTTCATTGCTGCGCACGCCCAGATCTCGCAGGATCCCGGATGCGTCTTGCGCACTCAGGCCCATTTCATTCATCCGGTCAGCAATGGCGCCAACCCGCTGATCAACGTCCAGATCCATCAGCGCCTTTGCATTCAGGCCCAGCAGTTTCAAAGCATCAGCCGCAGGGCCTTTGCCCTCGCGTGCCGCCTCAGCAAGGCGCTTGCCCATCTGTTGCACGGCGCCGTTGACCTGTTCCACAGATGCGCCGGCATACCCGCCCGCGATCTGCAGCGCGCGCAAACCGTCAATGGTGCCATCCACAGAACGGGCCATCTTGGCTTGCGCATCCACATATGACAGCCCGCCCTTTGTCATGGCGGTAAGCCCGACAGAAGCCGCAGCAAAGGACGCAGCCGCCACACCCGCGGCCACCTTGGCCACACGCCCAAAGCCCTGCACCATAGCCTTAGCGCGCCCGATGCCGCGGGCGAGGTCCTTGGTATCGGAACCGATCCGAACCTTGAGATCACCGATATTCTGGCTTGTCATCAGTCAGCCCCTTTCTGCTCGCGCATCTGCGCCAGCTCCGCCGGATCCCCGCCCCAGGCGAGAAACAACATGTCGAGAGAAATTTCCTGCTCTGCAGGGGTTTGCGGGGCCTGCGGCTCATCGCGGACCATAAGGCTTGAAAGCTCCGGCAGCTTCTGCTGCCGCATCAGAGCGGCAGTAGTCCAGGCGAGCCACGCCCGGCCATCCTGCTCAGCAGACACACGGCGGTGCGCGCCCTCAATCCGGGCAACCATCTCACGCGGGGTAATGTGCCAAAAGCTATCCGGGTCCAAGCCATAGGAGACATAGACCCGGTGCAGCTCAAGCCAATCCCAGACCGCAGCCCCGCCGTCTACTTTCCCGGCTCACCTTCGGCATCAGGAAAGGCAGCAAGAACCGCTTCGGTCATGATGCTGTGTTCACGGCCTTTCAATTGGTCGATCAGACGCCCCGCGTCCTTGATCGTTGCATCCTCGCAATCTTCAAGCATCAACGCCCAAAACATCAGGCGCGTATCACTCATATTGAGCTTGGATGTGTCCCTGAAGCGATCAAGGAAGTCCTGAATGCCCAGGCCCGTTTTTTCTTCCAGATCGCAAATGGAATTGGTCGAAAGGACAAGCTTCATTTCCTTGCCGTCGAATTTTGCGGAGATCTCGCCGCGCACCTTGTTCGCCATCAGAGCGCCCCTGTTATCTGGTGTTTGAAATGCTGAGGGCGGCACTTGGCCGCCCATCAGTTACGCGCTCAGCGTCGGCTTGCCGGAAGGCTTCACCGTAAATTCCCCGGCCATCTTATCCGGCGAAGGATCGCCCGGTTTCCAATTCTGCGGGATGCCCGAGAAATCCAACTTGACACCGCCAGGATAGGTGATGCGGAAATCGCCCTTGCCCGCGATCATCGCGGCATAAAGCGGATCCGCTGCCGTCGGCACATAGTTGAACGCGATGGTTGCCGGATCCGTATCCAGCAGGCCCGCAATGTACTCGCGGAAATCATCCTCGCTTTCCAAGTGCGTTGCGTCGATGGTTTCGCGGTTGACCCCCGGAGATGTGATGGAAGTCACATCCTCGCTGATCTTGGTGTAGTTGGTCGAACCGCCATCAAATCCATCACCGATGGAAAAGGTGGCGCCCATGCCGATCTGCGCCGAACTCACTGGCATATCAGATCCTCCGATTTTTCAGGGTTTAAAGGGATGGATCACCCGGCGTGACGCCAAAGACGATCTCATAATTCATGATCCGCGTGCCGATGATCGCCGCGCCCTGATTGCGCGCGATCTCCACCGACAACAGGCGGCATGATTGGGCGAGGCCGAAGTTCCCAGCGGCAAGCACCTTCTTTTCAACGGCGAGCTGCAGATCATCCAACTGATCCATCGGATCTCCACCGGGCCGGGCCATCAGCGCCACCGCAAGCGATAGGCTGCGCACCACCTCGCTTATGCTCTGACCGTGATCCAACCCCTCGCCCGTGGCGAACACATAAAGCGCAGGCAGCTTTTCATCCTTGAGCACCCAACCGGCAGGAAGCGTTTCCAGGATCTCGACAGCAACCGCATCACCGCCCTGATCCACGGAAATTCCATCTGCCAGGATTGCAGCCCTGAACCGATGCCGCAGCTCTTTGGCAATCAGGATATCGCTCAAGGCACTTCCTCCAATTCCGCCGTGATCAGCGCATCCGAGGCCGGGTTTGCGTTTTCACGCTCAAAGAGGATTTTGTAGATCTGACCGTCTTTCGGGTCGATCAGATCCCCCTCAGCAAGATCCGCCATCACATCCCGCGAAGCCCGCAAGGTTGGAACAAGGGTTTCGATCTCAGCGCCATCAGCCGCCGGAACAAGGAAAGGAGCCTTGCGGAAAATCGCGGTCACATCACGCGCTTGCGGTGTGCCGGGGTGAATGGTGACGGTGCCGCCAAAGGCGCGCGACAGCGCGCCAGCGACACCGCGAAACGGTCCCTGCATCGCTTAGCGGACTGCGCCGTCCAGCAGCACAGCGCCGGTAGCAGACGGATCAGCAGCAGCGTTGACCGCGGCGCCCACCAGCTTGTTGCCGCTGGCAGCGCTGGTGCATTCCTTGGTGGTATCGTTCCAGTAGACTTTGGCGCCCGCCGTCCATGCCTGCGCAGAGGTCTTTTTCAGATCGAAGGCACCCTTGCGAACAATAGTCACAAGCTCGCCCGATGCCGCGTCACTGGTGGCAACGCCGAACAGATTGCCGACAAGCACACCCTCACCGGCCTTGACGTCATAAGGCGCGGTAACAGTCAGATTGTCGCCGGGCTGGATATAGTTTTTCATGGGGTTTCCCCTTTGGATCAGAAGGATTAAAAGTGCGAAACGCAAAGGGGCGCCTCTATCAGGCGCCCCTTTGCGAAATCAGCCGAAAGGCCGGGAGTTAACCGCGGCGGTATGCCCCGCGGAACTCAGCCGACGAGGCGCCGAAAATGTGGCGGGCGGTCATGCTCACACCGTCCGGGTTCATGCCTTCTTTGGTCATGACCGTGGGGGCCTCATAGCCATCCAGGAAAGCATGCTCCAAAACGGGCAGATCCGAGGCGAACAGATACCACTTACTGTCCGAGCCGCCCGCAGCCGCACCAAGCGACGGCTCAACCGCCGGGGTCAGGGTGGATCCGAACGGGTTGGCATCCGCCGCTTTGGCCGGGGTGGCCGCCGTCACAAACTGCAGTGCCGTGGTTTCCAGCGCGGGCGGCACAAACAGCAGATCCGGCGAAACGGCGATGAAATCATCTTTATCTTTGGATCCCGCCGGGCGCTGTTCCCACATCGCTTTGCGACCCTCGCCCACCGTGGCCACACTGATCGCACCAGCGGCGCCGAGGTTGCCGTGATCGGAATGAAACAGAGCCTTGTCATCGCCGGTCTTGGCGTTGTCGCGGATCAGACCCCACGCAATCTTGCTTTCCAGAGTGCCCGCCGCACGCGCGAAATCACCCGGCAGGCGCTCGAATACGCCCATATCGTCGTTCACGATGGCCTCAAAGGTCAGGTTGATTTGACGCCCGTACTTCGCCACCTTGAGGCCCGACGCCTCATCGGTGATGTTCGACTGCAGATACTCGCCGCTTTCATTCACCGGCTTGAGCTGGAAATCACCGCCCGCGGTGATCGAATGCAGCGCGCGGAAGTCCGAGGCGCTGCGCTGGCGCGAAATCCGGCGCCAGGTCGAAGCCCGGCGCTCATAGGCGGCGCGAAGGGTGCGGTTCATCACCTCTGTGGTAATAAAGGCAAAATCGGAAACACCCATGGCGCCCGACATGATTGTGGTGCTGCGGATGCCTGACCGGATCGTGTCGAGATCGTTGAAGCCTGCCGAGCTGCCGCCAAGGTGCATCGCCAGATTGCGCAGGCGCAAGCCGCGAAACTGTTCTGCAGGGCCTTCCAGGGCGTGCATCTGCGGGGCCGCCCGGTGCATCAGCGCACCAATCATGCCCTCAACCTGCGTCTGCCCCTCATCGCGCCGCACCTCGACGCGCACGCCACGCGGCTGATTGGCTGACATAACCGCCAGGATCCGTGCATTGGCCTGCTCAAGCGAGGTGCCGTCACTGCACATGCGATCAACCTCCGCCTGCGGAATATGTGCCATGAACGGCGCCGCGGCTTCACGGATGCCCTGCATCCGGGTGCGATCCGCAGCAACCGCATCCGCAGCGCTCATCTGCGGCGCAGCAGCAGGCGGCAGAGCAGCCGGGGCCTGCTGCATTACGGGCGCCGGATCAGCAGGCACCAGCGGTGCGGTTGCTGCCGGAGCGGGCGCCGGGGCCGGGGCGGCAGGCGCGGGGGCTGCCTGCATCTGCAGCTCTGGCCCTGCGACACCGACAGCCGCCGGAGCTGCGGGGGCACGGCGCCGGGCGCATTCTGGGGGTATTGGACATGTTCACAACCTCATTCACATTGGGCATCTGCCCTGTTTCTTGGCTTGCGCCATCGCCAAGGCCCGCCTCGCGGGCCTCGAATTTCATTTGTGCCTCTCGGGCACGGTTGAACGCCGCACGCGCCGCACGCTTGGCAGCATCGTATTGCATCACCGGATCCACATCCGCCGACGCCGCCGACGCCGTGACAGCATCGGCAAACCCTGCTGCAACCGCCTCTTGCGCGTTGAACATGGTTTCAGCTTTCATGATCTCGCGGACGGCGTCCGGCGTGCTGCCCGCGCGGGCCGCATAGACAGCCGCATAAGCGTCTGCCATCGCGCTCAGCTCATTCGCTGCAGCCTGCAATTGGTTGGGATTGCCATAGGCGGGACCGGAGGGGTCATGCACCAGCATCAGCGAACCCGCCGACATTTCGATGCGACCCGCCGACATGATCATCAGCGATGCGGCGGAATGGGCGTTGCCAGTGACTTTCACCGTCACCTTGCCGGGGTGCGCCTCAAACGCCGCCCGGATCGCCTCGCCCTCAGAGGGCGACCCGCCATCACAGTTGACCATGACTGTCACGTCACCCGAAAACTGCCCCAGGGCATCCAGCACCATCTGCGCAGAAAAAAGGCCGGTATCACCCGGCCAAATCCATTCGTCCTTGACGATGGTTCCAAACAGCCAGATCGCTCCGGCCTTAATCAGATCGCTCATACTCGCTTTCCTTTTTCAATGAGCCAGTGAAATCCTCCGGATCATCCCCGGCGATAAGCTGCATGAGCGCGATCACCGCCCGCATCCCGACTGACTGCCGTTCCTGATCGGCCATGCCCGCAGCCACAAATTTCAGGCGCTCCACATCAGCTTCCCGTTCCTGCGCAACAATATCGGGATCCAGTCCCATAGCCCGCTGCTCACGGCTGAGGCTCGAAAGCCCACCCGCAATTTTGGCAAGGATCGACGGTATTTCCTTGACCGGATCAACCATCGCGCGGCTTTGAGCTGTCCACTTGATTTCTAGCGGACTTAGGCGCTTGCTCTGCGTCAGCCGGTAGGCATCCAGCGCCCAACGGCCAATGCCTGCGCAGAACTGCGCAATCATGACCTGCTGTTGCCACGTCTCGATGTTCTTATCCATTTCAAGCCGCCCGGCCCGCATGGATGAGTAATTGACCCGGCTCAGATCACCGCTAAGGCTTTCATAGGTGATGCCGCTGCCCATAGCGATTGCGCACAGCCCGAGACGCATCACCACGTCAAAATCGTCCACTTTGGGCGGGTTGGTGAACACCACATCCTGCCCCTGATCCGCGTAGACCAGCGCGCCCGGCCCCATCTCATCAAGACCCGGCGCATCCTTGGGCCTCGGACCGTCACCGGGCTTGATAACCCCGGCCAGCAGGGCAGAGATCTTTTGCTTAAGGAGCTGCGCTTCTTGATAATCGCGCATCTCTCCAAGCGTCACCATCACCGGGGCAAGCCAAGGCACGCCCCGCATCTGGCCGGGCCGGTCGATCCGCCGGATGTGCAGAACATGCTCCGCCGGGATCCGCTGCGTCTTGATCGAGATCTTGCGCGATGCGGAGCCGGGATGCTGCTCATAGAGGTGATAGGCCACCGCCACGCCGTCAGCGTCAAATTCGATGCCGTCCCGCACCTCATTGCCACCGTGATCAGTGATCACCGTGTTCAGGTGATCGACTTCCACCAGCTCGACGGCCAGCGGCAGCGCCCGCCCGTCATTCTGGCGCACGTGCCGGATCGCCAGAACCTCCCCGCTTTCAAACACACTGTTCATCACAACGGTTTGCATGGAAGCGAGGTTTAAGGCCCGGTGCTTATCCAGGTCCGTTGACTGCAGAAACGGCAGGATTATTGCAGCGGCATCTTTAGCCTGTTTCTGGCTTCTGCCGGTGATGGATGGCGTAATCCCGGATCCAACAACATTGTTTGTCACAACCGACTGTGCCCGGCGGGCAAAGGGCGCATTACGGATCATATCACGCGAACGCTGCCGCATTGTTCCGCGACCGTGTCGGGATGCAGCATCCGCATCCGTTGCCGGAGCGCGCCAGCCTTTGACGCGGCGGCCATTGCTCGCTGCGTCATAGTTCATGAGGATATTTGCCTCAGCCCTGGCTTGGATCCGGGACAACCCTCGCTGCGGTGAAACCGCAAGGATTGCCTTATCCAGCATAGAGGCATTGCTGAAATGCATCATGACTTAAAGCCCCCTGCTGGTGGCTGCATAAACCAGCGAAACCGCCGGGCGGGCGGTTTCAAGATCCGCCTCAATCATGGTTTGGATCCGGCGCAGATCGTTCAAGTTGCGATAGCGCACCATCTCCCCGGCGATCATGGCTTGATCCAGACCGCCCGAGATAATGGCCTTGATGTTCGCAAGATCCTGTTGCGTGTATGTCGCCATGCAGCTCACTCCAAATACTTGATTTTGCGGGGCGCCTTCCGCACGGGTCGCACCGGACCCTCTACAGGTTCAGGCTCGCCGCCCTCGCTCATTGGCACCGCAAATGGATTTGACAGGCCGCCCCGCGCCCAATCGTGCGGATCCGCAGGATCCAGGCGCTGCAGCCCCTTGTGCTCAGCGACCGCTTGCGCGTAGCCGCTCAAGTCGATGCTTTCGTTTCGGGGCTGCAGTTTCTCATAGCCCTTGTCGGTCCACCGCTCCGCCGTGAACTCTTTCAGCGGATCCTCCGGCATCCAGTCGCCCAGCATTAGGGAACCGGGGCCGCCGTCCTCGCGGGCCAGGGCAGAAAAAACCGTATCTTTCAGTTTGTCGGTTGCAATATTCAAAAGCTTGATATCGCGGGCCTGCCCGCCATCGCTCTTGCGCTCCGGTGCCCTGTACCAAACCCGGCCTTGCACCTTGTAACCGCCATGACCGCGAATGAAGAACCAGCGATCCGCCTCATCTTCTTCCCGGCGATCCTGCCAGAACTTGGTTGCCCGGTCTGAAACCCCCGGCTTGCCGTGGAAGTCGCACCCCATGGCCATTGGGATCAGGCCATAGTCCTGACCGTCAACGGCGTAAGGTGTCCGCAGAACTGGCAGCAGCACATCCCAATCCTCAATGTACTTATGCGGTTCAAGCATCCGGCCTTCCACAAGCGGCGCATCAGGCGGCGGTGTGAATAGATCGAAACGGTCGATGATCAGCTTGCGGCCATCCAGGCCAAAGGCCGTGATCTGCACCACAAAGCGATTGCCTTGCACATCCGCCGAGGCAATCAGGAACCGCGCCCACTCCGGCGCAACCTTGTGTGCGAATGGCCGGCACATCCGCTTCAGCGCCTCAAGGGTCAGATCCCCCTCAGTGCTGAGCGCCCGCGGAACATAGGCAAGCCCCATATCAGTGTTAACGACAACCTTTAGCGTTTCCTCATCGCCACCAGCATCCACGGCCCGCTTGGCTGTTTCGTACTTGGTCACGATCCGCGCCCAGGACGCAAAGGCAGCAGCAGCACCGTTCAGGTGATAGCTCACCCGCTCACTTTTGCGCACGTCACCGCTGTCAATCCGGGCAAGCCCGCCCTCAGCGGTTTCATGCAGCCAGTATCCCTTGCGGTTCAGCTCAACTTTTTGATCATGACTGATCCAGCAGCCGTGCGGGCACACCATCACAGCGGCCTCACCAGCCTCAGCGGGTGACAGGCTTTTGTCATAGTGCAGCCGGTCAGTGTGCGGCTCAAACGCCTCACCACATTCCGGGCAATCCCAATACCAGCGCGCCCGTGTGCCGCCGTTGTACAACTCAAGGATCCCCGCACAAGGCGGCGCCTCATGCGGTGTGGAAGGTTTCCAATCTGCCTTAGTGACTAGATAACCCGGCGATGCCTCTGCAACCGTCATGCCGCGCGAGCCAAGCGTTTCCGTCCGCTTAGCCCCCATGGTAAACGGCGAACCCTGATTGCCGACATTGAGGCTCATCCGGTCAATGTCGGTAATGAGCACAACCTGCGTTGTGTTCCCCGAAAGGAAATTCTTTGTCGGCGCACCGATTAGGATCTTGGCCCCGCCGATGAATTTCTTGCTCAGAATGTTTCGATCTGACCGCCCGGTGCCTTGCCGTGCGGCAAGGTCCGGACTGTTCTCGATCATGGGTTTCAGCTCCTCATCAACCCATGCCTCGCCAGTCTTTTCGGTCATATGCACGATGCGGCAGACGCAGGGGTTGCAAAGCACTATGTGACTGACCGTCGATAGCAGCATGACGGTCTTACCGGCACGCGCTGGCCCTACAAAGACCACCTCGCGATAACGGCGTGAGACTGTCATATCCGCCGGTTCATTCATGTAGGGCGTGACATTCCGGTCAAAATCCACCCAACGCCCGTTCGCGTTGACCTTCATGTGTTTCTCCGCCGCGTCGATCACCCCCATTCGGGCCGCGGGCGTCAGAGTGGGCAACGCGCGCGCCAGCGCCACCGAGGCACCGGCATAGGGCGGCATAGGCGGCAGATCCGAGATCTCGCCAACCTGCCGGTTAGGCATCACAACCATTCACAGCAATCTCCCATCCATCGGGTCAAGAACTTGAGCGGGATCCTCACCCAGAGCGGCAGCTTTGATCTTGGCTTGAACGCTGCGCAGGATACCGTCGTTGTAGGAAACTGCCCGCTCCACCTGATCCCCTGTCAGGCTGAACTCACGCTCCAGCCAATCCGGGTGCCCATCCAGGCCAGCCCGGAACTCGCCAAAGATTTGATCCAGCAGTTCAACAACCTCATCCACATGGATAAGTGCGCCGCGCTGCCGGGCCGCCTGCATCCATACAAGCTCTGCCTGCGCCAGCTCTTTCCGCTGGGCGGCGGTAAGCCCAGCCGCCTGATCCTTTTTCCCCAAATTGAGAAATGCCATGCGCTTTTGCGCAACAAAATCATCCGCGGCCTTTCTTTCCTCAGCCGCTTGCGCCTCAGTTTCGACGCGCCATTCCTCGCAGGCGGAATACTGGTATTCATAGGCAACGCCATTGCCGCCCTCAGTCTCAACCGGCATCCCTTTCTTGCGCCATTTATCGACAGTGTTTTCCGACACGTTGAAAATCTGCGCGAGCTGCGAACGGTTCAGCAGCGGCTCACCCACGGCTGCCCCTGCATCTGCGGTTTCGGCTTCCTCTGACATGCCGGAACTCCCTTTCTGTCAGGAGCCAGGGCAACAACAACATCAACCCTAATCTGTATCCCTGAGCATCATGAAACACATCAAAGCACCGGGGCGCGAATTACCCGCATGCGGTGCGGGGCCGGGAAGGACCCAAAGCCCCACACACCCTTAACGCGCGGTCTTCACTGCATAGGCCAGATGCTTCGCGATGGCGGGGCCGATCTCACGGCTCGCCAATACCTTCGCCCGCCGCTCAAACTTGAGGCGCGGCGAATACTTCACTGCGGAGAAGTAAGCGGCCAAGAGCTTGAGGCCCTTGCGCTTTCCAACCGTTCCAACCCGGCCCGACTGCGCCCCGCCCAGCTTTGTCCTGCGCGCGCCCCGCTTGGGCCGCTGCCATACACCCGCGACACCCTTGACCGTGCCGGAGAATACATCAGGCTTGGCGAGCTGCCGCTTGAGTGCGCCACGGGGCATGTTGCCGTATTTGTTGAGACGGGCCGCCACCGGCACCACCACCGCCCGCCGCTTCGCACGGCGCTTACCGCCGGAAGCCTGCAGGCCGAGGTATTTGGATTGAACCTTCTTGAAGCCCACCACGCCGACAAGGCGGCGCTTGGATGCGCGGGCGACAAACATTCCCCGTTTGGTGAACGGGGCGGGCCGGTCAAGATCGCGTTCTAAGCCGGATTGCTCAGCGTCGCGGATCTGACCGGCCACGTCATTGATACCAAGAGCAGCGGCGAACGGCAGTTGACTTGATGCAATGCTGTTCAGCCGCCGCCCTATGGCGCGCGTGTCTACGGACAGTTCAATCATGTGTTGGGTTTCCGGTTGCGCGCCAATTTGAAACTGTGGCCGCGCGCCCTGCACCCAAGGTGCTTAGGGCTAACGCGGTCCTGCCCCTTGGCGAGGGGCTGAGAAACCCGCTTTCGCGGGCGTTCGGCAAATATTCGTGTTATGTGGAGCGAGATCTAGGCTACTTCATGGCTGAAACCCCTTTTCGGCTGGCGCTGGCGGCGGCAAAGAAAACGCCCGCGCTGCTGCTGCAGGGCGGGCGTTGCCGTCTGGACACACCTTTAATCAGTAGGTACACCTTATAAGGTGAGGTTCCGCGTTTTGTCAAACACTTTCCAAAAAGTGTACCGCGTTACGCATCCCAAGGCGTGGGCGCATCGGGCGCCACCAGCCCGAGGACACGGGCCATCAGCTCAAGATACACATCCGCCAGCACGTTCAGCTTGGCAACATCACGGCGATGGCCAGACCACCCGGCCCCCTGCAGCACCGCTTTCATATCCGCGCCATCCAGGCAGATCGCATCCATCAGCGCGCGGGCCATGATCGGCTTGCGGGCGCCGCCACCCTGCGCATTAGGTTTCATCGCCACGCCCGCCCGGTCCAGCGCCCCTTGCACCGTCGAGATCGTGCAAGCGTAGAGGATCCGGGTTGTCACCCCGCCGTCATTGGTGGCCGGGCCACCATCAGCTTTGCCGCCCTCAGCCGATGCGCCTGCCACGGATCCGACTTTCTCAACAGCATGGGCGTATGCCTCCGCCGCCTCGCGGCGCGCATCCCGTTCATCCATCCGGCGCAGCAGCGCGGGCATTCGCTGGCGGGTTGCCTGCACGCCCGGCGGCACCAGTTCAAAGGCTTCCTCTGCCCCGCCGTAGGTGGTTGGTGCTGGCGCGCTGCCCTTGGCCTCGCACAGCTCTGCCGCTGCACGTGCCGGGCCGGGCGTGGCCCGCTCGCCGCTGCCGACACCCACCAGCGCCCGCCGCTGCGCCCGGTTGGTGATGATGGCGATGTTGACCCGCTCTGCGATCCGCCGCGCCGCTACATGGTTCATGCTCAAATCCTCTGTTCAGCCACAAAATCTAGTGAAACGCCCCAAGTGCGGCCACTATATACGAGGTGTACCACACCTTAAAAGATGTTTCTTAGGGACCGTGAAATGCGTGGTCCCGGACTGGGGGACCGTCACGGGACCACAGACTTTGCCGCCGCGCACCTTCCAACCGACTGTATTTTCGGTGTTTTTCTTACTTCCCCTATACCTCTAGGGACCTAAGGGATCAGATTTCCCGTAAACACATAAGGAAGAATATAAAAACACAAAAACACACATGCGCACATGCATGAGGCAAAACCTTGCAACTCAGGTCCCTTAGGTCCCTAGGTCCCGAGCCTTTGCGCAACGCGTTGAATTTACTTTGAAAATCACCCGGACCCCTGAAAATGCCACGTCCCGGCCCGCAAAATCCAGGTCCCTATGACCCCGTAGTCATTTCTTTCCCCTTCCTTTCCCACATACCTATAGGGGCCTTAGGGGTAGAAGTGTGCAGCCGGAAAAGAGGGGTGCGGGGATCGCGAGAAGGGGCGCAGGAATGCGCGGGCGAGTGAAGTTATTGTTATTTCAGTGGGTTAAAGGTTTGCGCCATGTCGGCGCAAACTCAGGCCACAACTTGGGGCGGCTAATTTACGATCAACTCACTCGAAAATACGCGCCGCGCGGTACGGCGCCGCGCTTCACCACGCATTTGTCGTACGGTGCGACAATAACCAGAGGTTTGCTGCACGGTGGAGCAAACCTCTGCGCACAAAAAAAACGCGCTCCAGCCCGGAGCGCGTTCCCGTATATACTCCACCGTGGAGCAATTATTCCATCAAGCGCAAGCCGCGAAAGCCCGTGTCGCTGCGCTTTCCATGGCGGAAGCTGGCACCCGTATCAGGGCACTTGTACACCTCTGACTGCGCCTTGACGCGCAAGCCAAAAGCACGGTGAGGGTGAGGTGTAACTCCGCCCTCATCACAATAAGCGCAGTATGCCTCATACAGATCACGGCTGCGGATCCAATCCGACTTGCGGCCCGATATCACGCATTTTTCCTGCAAAAACAGCAAGATATCGTCCACCTCTTGCCCCTCCTGAACCACGGGTTGCGGCCCCGAGCTGGGCCGCAAAGGCGGCAACGGCAGCCGGTCATACAGCCAGCTCGCGGCAGCCTTGCCCTTTGTCATGCGGACCTCACGCACCATGGTGAGATAGGTCTGAGTATCTGCATCCAACTGGAAGCCGGTTTGCGCCTGTTCCGGCTGCTCATTCAGCCGCCCATTGCGCCACGCAACAAACAGGTTGATGATCTGGCGGGTTATGGCAAAGGCGTTATCCGTCTTGCTTTGCGTGCAGATGTAGAACGTCTGGTGTTCGTTCAGCCAGTATTCTTTCGGATCCCGACCACGCATTTTTATATGCGGTACCGTACCGCATATAACTTCCCCAAATCCCCTTAGCGCCTCCGCGCAGCGGTCAAGCAGTTGGCGAAAGTCACGCGCCCGCGAGTAACCAAGCGCCTCTGCAATATCGAGATCCCGCATCCGGGGTTCACCGTTGAAATCTTGAATAGTCAGGTTCATCATGTCATGTCCTTATCTGAAATAGGCGATGCGCCTTGAATGTATGCATCCCACCTTTAAATGTGTGATGCAAGCAAAATTCAACCTTTAAAGGTGGATCGCACCCTTTAGGTGTTCAGATCTGCAGGGAAGAAAGCACCCGCCTGCTCAGCCATCAGCCTGTGAGCCACGGCCTTGCCGTGCAGCGCGACAGCGAGGGCATCCAGGGCATTGCTGGCGTCAAGATCGGGATCGCTGGCAAAAGCGGCCACAACGATGCGCATGGCCTGCGCCAGCCCTTCCAGCTCGACAGCATCAGACGCCACATTCATTGCGGCGGTCAGGTGGTTCAGACATGGGGTATGAATGGTCATAATTGACCCTCTCTATGTTCAGGCTTCAAAACCCAACCGCGAGAGGCTTCAATCTCTGGCGGCCAGACACACAGGGTTGAAGCTACCGTCCATAGAAAACGGCGCACCCGAAGGTGCCCCCATGCGCCTGACCATAAGAAAAGCCCACGACAGATGACGCGGGCTAACAGGCGTCTATGAACAGACAGGGCTTCAATCCTGGCAGACCCTTTTGCGATCTGCGCCTTTAGGTTGCCCATCTGTTGATTCCGTGTCAAGCCTCAGCAGAACAGAATTTCACAAACGCCTTATAGGTACATATACACCTTTAAAGGTGTAACGCAATCATTAATCGTGCGACTCGCACAACTTGACAGGCATACTCAAGGCCATATATCAGCCCAGCTAACGCCCAGACCGTAACAAATTGTTCAGTCAATACTTGTTTACATGGGCTTTGGAGAGTGCTTGTATTCTCCCAGGGGTGAGTAAAATGAACAACTGCAAAAACAAGGCTTGTCAGGACTGCAAATGCGGTCGCTTTAGTGCGCACCGTGTTGCAAACGCCAATTTCGGCCCGTCTCAAAAGCCCAAAAATGTTGTTCGCCGCGATCCGCTCAAAGCTGCCGTTCGAATTGAACAGCGGTTCAAGGAGACGATGCAGATCTTATCCTAATGTTTTCACCCGTTTTGGAGGAAGGCGAAGAAATCGTCTTCCTCACGCTTGACCAAATCGATTATTTTCACGAATTGGCGCTCAAGTCCGGCGGGCTGGAGGGGTGTTTAAAGACAGATGACCTGCAATCGGCCATTGGACGACCGATAACCGCGCACCAGATCGGCGGGATTTGCGATCTCATCAATTTGGCCGCTCGCCTCTGGCACGGAGTATCCATCGCTCACGGATACAATGACGCCAACAAGCGCACCGCCCTCATTGCCGCGCTCGCCTTCCTCGAAGCCAACGGGGTAGAAGCTGACATAAACCTTTCATCCTCTGAACCGGGCAGGTTCATCGAAGAACAATTTCAGGCAGGCACCTTTGACCTTCCAGCATTGGAGCATTACCTGAGAACGCGCTGCCGCTGGATTGAGGAATAACTACCTCAAACAACCGGCTCAGGGCCGCCGCCAGTGCCGTATTTTGCCCGCACCTCTGCATCCTCGCGGAGCTGGATGAATTCCGGGCTGAGCCGGATCCCGCGATAGCCGGTATCGCTGACCTTGGCCGCGGTGAACCCTTTGCCGTCAGGCGTCTTGTGAAACTTTGATTTGTCGCTGAAGTGCTTGGAAACCGTTTTCGACGTCCAGGGATCGCCCTTACCCGCGTCAACGTACCACCAGTTAAAGGCGTCGATCAGATCACGCGAGCGCGTGAACACGTTCTGATCGCCGTCCACAACACAGCAGTTGTTGATAAACACAAGCATCGGATCGCTTTCCTCGCGGTATTCCTCTGTTGCGTCCAAGATCTCTTGCGGGATCTGCAGGCCATCCGTGAGCCATTTTTCCAGCCCATCCAGCAGCCAATTCAGAATGCCCGCGCGTTCTGCCCACAGCTTTTGCGGCAACAGCGGATCAACATCCTCATCCGGGATAGACACCATAAAGGGCACCAGCAGCACGCGCCGCCAGATCCCCTTATCCGTGCCGCGGATCTCCGGCTTATGGTTGCCGCTGATCGTCAGCTTGAACTCAGGCGTTACCTCAACAAATTCCTGCTGCATCCGACGCACTAGGATTTCCTCGCCGCCCGTGATGGCCTTGATAAAGCCCTCTTTCAGCTTCTGGCCGCGCTCCGGCTCAGCGGCGCGCACCAAACGCGCACCAGGGAGGCGCACAAGATCCGGCGTAGCATCCGAGCCTTTACGCTGATCGGATCCGGCGAGGCTTTCAATCGGAACCGTTGTGGCATAGGCCGCCATCATTTTTGCGATCAGATCCACAATGGTTGACTTGCCATTACGGCCCTCGCCGTAGAAAAAGCAAAGCTTTTGCTCATCAGTCAGGCCGGTCAGACAGTAGCCAAACCAGCGCTGCAGAAACTCGCGCAGCTCAGGATCCGGCTGGATCGAAAGCAGGAACTTGTCAAAATCCGGGCACTGAGCTTGCGGATTGAACTCCACCGCCATCATCTTTGAAAGGTACTGTTCCCGGTCATGCCGCAGCACCTCGCGGACCAGCTTTTTCTTATTGGTCCGCGGGTTCATTTCCACCCGGAACCGGATCACGCCGGTTTCGGTGTTGATCATTAGCGGATCCTCATTCAGCCGGGTGAGCGGCTGATAAAGATCAACCTGCGCCTCGCGCATCATGTTGTTGATCGGGCTTGTATTTCCGGCCGCCTTGGCGTGGGAATGGTGCCCGCGGCGCAAGGCCGCCAGTTTCTTTTTCAGATCGTCGGCGCGCTCGACAACCTTTTCCAGATCCCGCAGACGCGCCTTTTGTTCCTCTGAGCGCTTGGAAGGTGTGACCCCTTTGATCTCCGCCACTTCCTCACGCGCTTGATCACCCGCCTCGACCTGCATTTCCTCCCATTCTTCAAGGCGGATGTACTGCGCTTCGCGGGTGATCTTGCCGGAAACCTGCTGTGCAAGGCGGCGAGTTTCAAGCTGATCGTCATCCTGTTCCCACAGGCGATCTTTCCAAGTGAACCACGCCACACGCGGAACAAACAGGCAGTCAGCACCAAAGTATCCCTTGAACCGCTTGCCGTTACCGTAGTCGTTCAGCGGAAAAACCGCGCATTCCTGCGCAAGGATTTCATCGGGATCATGGGCGGGATCATATGGGCCGGCATCTTGAGGGGTGCGGGGATCCGGGCCGGGGTCATAGCCATCAGGATAGACCCGCTCAGCCCGGTCAAAGGACGCGCGCACATCATCGTATTGTTCATTCATTGCTCGCCCGGCCTCTTAATCATCGTGTTTAGATCGCCACCCGGCACAGTTGGGACGATGTGCGCGCTAAGGCCGGGATTGATCCGCATCGCCCGCTTGGCGCAGGCTGTTAGCTTTGCTTGGGTTTCACGCGGCTCGCTATCGCCGTCCTTGATCAGCCAAAAATCATCTACAGTGCAGGGCGGTACAAACGACGGGCCGCCATCCATATCAGGCTCATCCGAAAACTTGCCGCCGACGCGCTTGCCCGACATGTTGCCGAGATCCACACCGGCCCAATAGCTCGCACCCGGCAGGACGCCGCCAACCAGGGCGGTCAGGGTTGTCTCAATACCCTCACCCGAAACCATGGATGATCCGCAGGCATTGCCAGTCAGACGGATCGCGCCGCCCTGTTTGGATCCGCGCACCACCTTGGACGGCAGCGGCTTGCCATCGGGTGTGAAAATCTGCGCCTTGCCGCTTGGTTGATCAAGGTCAATCCAAGTGCGATGCACCGCGCGCATCATGCCATCAGGCGCCTGAACCGCGGCAACCAGAACCGGGCCGGAATGTAACGTGTGGTTCCGCTTTTTGATCCGCTTGACATAGGGCAGGTCAGGGATGAACCGGAAACACATGAAGGCCAAAGGCAAGAACTCAAACCCCGGCACCCGGAAGGCTAGATATTCCTCTGCCAGAGTGCCCCGAAACGGCTGACAAGCCTGCCAAATGCTGATTGCATCGCGGATCGCCCAGGCGCGGTACTGCGCCTCATCGGCTTCATCCTTTTCCTTCTGATCCTCGCGGACTTTCCGGCGACGCTCGCGCTCAGCGGGATCAATCTCAACTCCCCGCTCGCCTTCCAGAAACTCAATTGCCTCCATGAAGTCGCAATCAAGCACGAGCCGCACAAGCCCGATGTGATCACCTCCGCCGCATGACCGGCAGTTATAGACACGGGTTTTCAGGTTGATTGAGAACCGATCATCGCCGCCGCACTTGGGGCACGGCCCAACGCCTTCCCGCTTGCCGAATTTCACGCCAGCGAGTGGGGGCAACTTGTCCAAGACCTCGCGCATCGAGCGGTCGCGAGCATCATCAATCCGGGGATCATGCACCAGCGCCATAGCGGCACCTCAATCAGTTGGGAAAATCGGGGGATTTGCGGGCGGAATAAGTCACCGCCCGCGGGCCGTTCAATGTCAGAACGGGATTTCATCATCATCAATGCCGTGACCGAAACCGCCGGATCCGCCGCCCGAGCTACCACCGTAGCCACCGCTGGAACCGCCGTCATAGCCGCCGCCAGACCCACCGCCCGAGCTGCCACCCTCCCGCCGGTCAAGCATGGTCAGCGTTGAGCCAAAGCCCTGCAACACCACCTCTGTTGAATAGCGGTCCTGCCCGCTCTGATCCTGCCATTTGCGGGTTTGCAGCTGGCCCTCAATATAGACCTTGGCCCCTTGCGCAGGTATTGCTCTGCCACCTTCACAAGGCCCTCATTGAAGATGGCGACGGAATGCCATTCCGTGCGCTCACGACGCTCACCTGTGTTGCGGTCTTTCCAGCTTTCAGAGGTGGCAATGCGCAGGTTGCAGACCTTGCCGCCGTTCTGGAATGAGCGCACCTCAGGATCCCGGCCCAGGTGCCCGATCAGCATCACCTTGTTAAGTGAACCCGCCATCAAACCGCCCCAGAACAAAGGCCGACGACATAGCCGCGTCAAACGACAGGATAAGCACATCCTTAGGCGGACACGTAACGGCCTGAGACAGATCAAGATTTGTCAGGTGAAGCGCGCCGGGCGTAACCGGCGGCAGGAAACCATTTGCAAGACCCATATCGCCCCAGCCGTCAACGACCTCGCGGCAACCCAAGGCATGGGCGAGATCCTTGCCATGATGCGTTTTCCCACAGCCCGCCCGGCCATGAACGATGATCGTGCGATATTCACGTGTACCTTTGGGCATCACGAAATTCCTTTGTGATTGATAGAAACAGGCGCGCTTTTGCGCGACCAGAGAGGGCAGGACGCCGCACAACGCGGGCCGTCCACTTCTATTTTCCGAACCGAACAAAGTTGCGCCTTTGCCCGGATTTCCGCATCCGGCGGAAAGGCAGAACAGGTGCCGCAAATCCGGCGCAGTCCAATTGCGCAATTCGGCATCTTGGGATCACGCCGCTGATCACGGCGCACAAGGCGACGACAGTCAGCAGCGTAATGGGACAGATCAAGCCTTTGCATTGACGCCATCCTGCAGGCTCACACCGCCCTTACCCTTGATCAGTCGCTTGCGAACCGTCCGCTTAAGCCGGTCCGGATCGGGTGCGGGCAGGACGCCAGGGCAATCGCGGCAAAGAACCAAATGACTGCGCAGCAGTTCAGTAGCCATTTCATCCACCGAAACCGGCGGCAGACCATTTTGAGCGGCGAAATCACGCGCAATGAGCGCAATGTCTTTTTGCTCTCTCTCGCTCAACGTCAGGGTGCAATCATACATTTTCGCACCCCGCCGGATCCGCGAACGACTTACGCCAATTTGGGAAGCGCTCATCCAGCTTGGAGCAGACGCGATCCGCATAGGATCGAACGTCATACTCAGCGACAGGCGGCAGGATCCGCCCTTTCCTGGCCGCCTCAGCTCGCACAAATGTCTCTACGGCATTCGCACGGGACAACATGAGATCCTTGCTGCCGTCGCTCAAAAAACGGCCAACCGCATTAATACCCCCAGTAGCACCGGAGACAACTTGGGCGGGAAGCTCCAAGTCAGCAACAGCACACAAGAGCCAGCCGCGAAACACGTTGACCGGCGGTAAATCCGCCAAAATTCCTTGTTCCTTCATTGGTGCTTCCTCGCAAATCAAACACTATATGTATGCATAACACCTTTAAGGGTGTGGTCAACCCGGCAATCGCACCTTATTGGGGGTAATCCATACTTGAAGTTGCCAACCCCACCTTTAAATGTTAGCCATTCCAGCAGGGGCAACAGCCCGGCCACGCAAAAAAATAGAATTGATTAGGTAATCCAAATGGCGAAACCAAAGTCCGAGCGCAGGCCCGAGGTCCTGCGCAAAGTCGAAAACGCCCGCATTAATTTGAGAATGGCCATTGCGCTAAGCGACTACAGCGAAACATCCGCTGCCCAAAAAGGCGGCATGAGCAACAATGTTCTAGGCAAGTTCTGCCGTGGTGAAACCGACATTACTTTAGCAAACCTGCTTTCAGCTTGTGAGCTGTTAGGCGTGCCGATCTCGCTCATCGTATCCGATCACCAAATTTCCCCGGCCCGGATCAGGTTGGCTAAGCTAATCGACAATATTGATGAAAGAGATCTTGAGGCGTTTATTGCCGCCGAAAAAGGCGGGGCTTAACGCCAGCATCAGGCCAAAAGATTCAAAACTCAGAAAATGAAATGCGGCGCGTGCGCCGCATTTTCTTGTTTGATCAAGCAGAGCCACGCGCTGCTATGAAATTTTCCAGATCATCGGCCAGCTCATTCAGACCCTGCTCATCACGGCCAGCAGCCAGGGCGGCAAGAGCGCCAAATACTTCGAACTCACTTTCCTGAACAACAGCGGGCCGCCTTTGATCATGGCCCGTCATACTGAATTTGCGGGAACCCCCACCGCCGCACCGGGAAGCCTCAACGCTTTCCGGCACTGGCTGCGCACCGCCCATATGGGGCAATCGCGGCTCACACATTATTTTATCCTTCCAACCTTAAAACTGCATATACACACCCATATGACGCTAACTTGCGTCGGTCAACCCGGAGATGCACTACATCTAGATGTACACCCTAAATTCTATTTTGAAACCTTAAATGCTTGCGTCACACCTTTAAATGTGTGATACACCTTGGATACACCCTTAAAGGTGAGAGCATGGACAAGGTTGACACACTACTGCCACAGGCAAGCGCATGGCCGCCATCAGATGGCCCGGTTGTGGCCCTGATTGACGGCTCAGGACTTGGCATTTGCCTATTGATTCTCTTTCTTTTTTTGACCTGCGGCATGATTTTCCATGAGGGATCCGGCAAATGAACAAGCTGCAGATCCTCACCGCAGATAAGAACCTCAATACGGATGATGCCATTGCGTGGCTGGCCAAGCATGGGATTGTCACCAATCGCAGCGGCCTTGACACTCTCCGCCGTGAAGGCCGGTTGAAGTGGATCGAAACCCGCGGAAAATTCAAAGTACTCTACCGGCGCGAAGATCTGGCAGATGCCTTTATCACGGAGCAACACACATGCCCCTCAAGCTTAGACAAAAACCCGGCTCGCCCAACTGGTACATCCGCGGCACGGTCGCAGGGATCCACGTTGACCGCAGCACTCAAACTAGTAACCGAAAAGCGGCAGACGCGATCCGCATCAGGACGGAAGCGCAAATCCTCCAACGTGCTGCCCTTGGAAAGAAAGCGACAGCCACCTTCGAGGAAGCCACAGTAAATTACCTGATGGCAGACGGTGAGGAACGCTTTCTTGAGCCGCTGCTGCGCCATTTCGCGGGCAAGAAACTGTCCGAGATTGACAATGCTGCGATCAATACAGCAGCAAAAAAACTGTATCCGAACGCCAGTTCCGCCACGATAAACCGCCAGCTCATCACACCAGTCTCAGCCATCATGAACATGGCCGCCGAGGACAAGCTTTGCGATGCGGTCAAGCTCCGGCGGCGCAAGGTAGATACAAAAGCTACCCGATGGTTGACGCCAGAGGAATTTGAAGCCTTCGCGGCTGAGCTGCCCCCACATCTCAGCAGGATCATCGGGTTCATGATCGGCACGGGCGCACGGGTGAGCGAAACCCTCAGCCTGCAAGCGTCCACCTTCTACCAGGGCACCCGGCAAGCGTATCTTGTGGAAACGAAAAACGGCCACCCCCGTATGGTCGAGTTTCCCGAACGCGCCCGCCAGATGATCTGCACCGACGATCTGCCGGAAACGCGCGAGCTGTTTCTGACCTCGCGCGGCAAACCCTATGAGCCGCGCGAAAACACCGGCGGCCAGATCAAAACGGCATTCAACAAGGCACGGGACCGCGCCGGGCTGGAAAGCAAAGGACCGCGCAAGGTGACGCCGCACACGATCCGGCACACATGGGCAACATGGTTCTATTCGCAAACCAAGGATTTCGGAAAGCTCTTGGATCTAGGCGGATGGGCCGATGCGGACACCGCCAACATTTACCGCAAGATTGCGCCCGACGACCTGCCGGAACGCCTGCTGCAACACGGCTGGGACTTCCGGCGCGGACTGCAACCCAACGCCAACAACCTGCGCGCCGTGCGCTGATAGGAGGAAGCCAATGTCACCAGAACTGCAGGATCTTGAGCACCGGATTGAGTGCGCCAAGATTAAACACGGGATCACTAGCGCCAATCTGGCCGCCGCACGTGCAATTCAAGCAAGTTGGCGCTGGCACATGTACGCCCTCCCATCAATGAACCGGGGGCATCGAGAACTTCAAGAACAGGTCGTTCGCCCCACATACGACGGGCAAAGATCTCACGACCTTTTTTTTGCTCAGTTGACACCTTTTAGCTGTATTTACACCTTTAAAGGAAGCCCTATGACCGACAAAACCGATGCCCTGCGCGTTACCCCCGAAATGGTAGATCTCGAAATCCGCCGGGAACTCTATCATGTGCCAGAGGGCACCACGCTCACCATCTGCACTATTGAGCTGCAGAACAGCTTCACCGTGACCGGAGAAAGCGCCTGCGCGGACCCCAAGAGCTTTAACCTTGAAGAAGGCCAGCAGCGCGCCAAAGCAGAAGCCCGCAAAAAGGTGTTCCTACTTCTGGCATTCCGGCTGCGGGATGAAGCGCACAGCCAGGAAAACCGGCGGGATGAGGCGCGCGAGACATTGCGGGGCACCGGGGCCGCCAAGAGCGATCCCCTTGTGCGCGCCGCCCTTGAGGACCCGCAGGAAACCGTCAAGCGCTTCCTTTCCGAACGCTGCAGCGTTGACGGATCGGACAGTTCTTTCACATCGACAAGCGATGCAATCACAGCGTTCCAGAAATGGCAGGAGGCTGAAGGCCTCGCAGCATGGCCCCAGACAACAATCAAGATGCGCCTGCAGAAGATCGACCAGATCAACGGCAAGTCGATCCGCTTCCTCAAGGAGCAAATTACCGGCTGGACCGGCTTCAAACTGAAGGCCATCAAATGACCGCAGCGCATTGGGCCGGGCCTTACTATTTCATTGGCCGCCTCAAGGTTGGGCAGGTTTCACCCGGCTGGACGCCCGGCCCCAATGGCGAAACCTTTGCCGGGCTGTGTTCACTTCCAGGTGCCGCCCAGGTGCTAGGCCCCTTCAGCTCAGAACAGCGCGCCCGCGAAATGGTCGAGAAATCGGCGGCCAGCCGGATCAAGGCCATGTTCGGCGCAGGCCCCGACACCACCGAAGCCGCCGTGAGCGCGGGCCGCCATCTGCGCGTTACCGCCCGCGCGATCCTGATGGCGGGCGTATGGACCTGTGACAACCCGGTCAACGTCTACGCCATGTTTGATGATCTCCGGCACGCCTTGGGCATGAAGCGCGAAGATGTGCCGGCCATCCCGAAACCGAAACCCCGCGCGGCGGCGGCAGACGAATACACACCCCTGCCGCCGGAAGAATTTGAACCCTTTGAGGAAGATGGAAGGCAAACAGCATGACACAACTTTCTATGAGAGATCGCGCTCGGGCCCTGCTGGCCCGAGCGAACGACCCAGCATCAAGTGAAGCAGAGGTCAATCTGTGCATGCAGAAGTCCATGGACTTGATGAGTAAGTTTGGCTTCACGATGGATGAGATTTCCGGCGATCAGGCTGAAGATATCGGCGCCAGCTACACCCGCTGGACCAATGGCAGGCCGGGCGGCGCAATGGTTTACGTGCAAAATGCGATTGCCGCGTTCACCAACACCCGCGTGGCCTTCAAAGGTTGCGTTTCTGAGGGTTCGGCCATGACTTACCACGGCTACAGCGCAGAACGTGACCTTGCAGTTTGGCTGCATGGCCACATCCTGAATGCCATCAAGGTTGAAAGCGCAAACTACGATCCGGGGCCATATCCGCCACATATTCGGGCAAAAGACCGAAAGTCATTTGCCATCTACATGGCCAGAAGAATTGCGCAGCGGCTTTATGCCATGTCCGAGACGCTGGACGACGCAGGCCGAGGAACTGGCACAGAGGTCATGATCGTCAAAAACAAGAAACTGGATGACCACTATGAAAGCCTTGGCTTCAAAAAGGCGGTTAACCGCAAGGTCAGTGTGTTTTCCGAGGGCGTCGAGGCTGGCAAGCGAGCTGGCGACAATCTTTCCCTGCGTCGACCAGTTTCGGAGCAGAGCGCGCCCCTCGCAATTTCATCCATCTAAGCCCCGGAGGCCGACATGGCAGACGATATTTGGCCGGAAGACTATTGGGGCTTCCTAGGGATGCCCGCAAAACCACAGGAGCAAACCATGACTGGAATTGAAGCCATCGCGGCAGAGCGCCAGCGCCAGATTGAAAAGGAAGGCTGGACGCCAGCGCATGACGACGAACACAGCGATGGCGCGATGTCTGCCGCCGCTGCCGCTTATGCCTTCAGTGCCTTCACCAACACCAATTACCGCGCCGATGCCGCCAACCCGCAAGGCTTCTGGCCTTGGGATATTGGATGGTGGAAGCCCAAGACGCCACGCGAGGACCTGGTGCGCGCTGGCGCCCTGATTGCCGCCGAGATTGAACGCATCGACCGCGCAGCGGCGCGCGAAACCGAATAGTCCAACAAAGACCACTACACGGACAACTGAAAACACACCAAAGGCCCGCCATCAGGCGGGCCTTTGGCATTCCTTACAGATCAAACACTTTGAGCTGTTGGGGCGCTGCCTGCTGTGATGGGCATTCCGGCTGCGCTGCAGGAACCGCGCGCACCACGCGCAGGATCTCCGGCAGAACCACAGGGACTGCAGAAGATCCAACCGCCAGCGCAATCAACACCGCGCTCAGCCAGTCCAAAGGCCGCATCTTGCGACGGCACGGGTGAACCGGCCCCCTCAT